AAATATTTGATGAAGGTATCTCCTGTCATAGACTAGACACGTTATACTTAACCTGTCCTAATAATAATCCTATTAAGTTAGAACAAAGAATAGGTAGAATAATTAGAGAACATCCAGAAAAAAATGTTCCACTAGTAAAAGACTTTTGGTTTAAAGGAGCCATAGTAAATAATCAACAAAGAAAACGACTTGCTTGGTATCAAAGCAGGGGTTATATTATATGAAATACGAATATAGCTGGTTTGATCTTAGACAAAAAGCCAACTACGAACCGGAATCTATATTAATCTTGACATTTGCTCTGACAAAAAGCTATAATTCTATTATAGCGTGGAATTCAAAACACTTATTAAATTCTTTAAAAATAAGTAGAATCCCAAACACACTATTTAAAAGAAAATTATTGATAAATTCTAATAAAGGCATCATAGGACGCTACAAAGCAAAAAATCCTGATGCCTATTTTAAAAATAAAAGATTTATATTTTTAGACATGCCTATAGAACATAAAATAAACTATTTATATTTACTAGGCCATAGAAAAATGTCTGATACTACTGATTGTCTAAACTATGATATTTTCAAGAATGAAATTGTTGCAAACTTAGACAATCCACTGATAAAACACGAAACAAACAACTTAAAATTCATATACGAAGGAGAATGATCATGGTATCATGGGACAAAACTCAAGGAATTAAATCACAAGGTTCAAGCGAGAGAAAAGAAATTCAAAGAATTAGTCTTCAAAACGGGGATAATAAAATTCGTCTAGTAGGAGAGGTTTTACCTCGGTACGTATACTGGCTAACTACGAAAGAAGGTAAACGTATGCCAGTTGAGTGCTTAAAATTTGATAGAAATACAGAGCAGTTCTCAGGGACAGAAGATCCTTTTGATGAAATTTCTGCTGACATCTATGCAGATAAGCCTCAGTTTGCTTATGTGTGTAATGTAATTGATAGAAATGATGATCAAGTAAAACTATTTGATCTGAAAGCTACTATTTATCGTCAGATTGTCGATTTTGCAAAAGATGCAGAATATGGAAATCCTGCCGATGAAACTACTGGTTACGATATCACTATTGTAAAAGAAAAAACTGGTCCTTTACCACAAAACGTAAAATATACAGTTCGTCCTGCAAGAGCGTCTACAGCTTTAACTGATAGTGAAAAAGAAGCTGATCTATTTGAATTAGATCGCATTTATAAAAGACCAGACTATACAGAGCAAAAAAGATGGCTCTTAGAAAATACTGCACTATTTGCAGGAGATGATGATAATTCATTTTCTCCAGAAAGCGTTGAGGACTTAGACTAATGGCTAAAAAATATAAGCTCTCTGATATACTAGACGAGAATAAAGAGACTAATAAAAACACAAAACCTAAGAAGACTGATAGTAGCACTATGTCTCTGCCTTCTGCAATTAAACACGTAGAAGGTAATCAAGTAACTATTGATACATCGGTTTTAAGGGAAAATAATATCTTTTTCGCCACTCCTTGTTATGGGGGGCTTATAACTGATCAGTATTTTTTAAGTATGTTTAAGACTACTCAAGCGCTAATTCAGCACGGTATCAATTTTAGACTTACAACTCTTAGAAATGAAAGTTTGATTTCTAGAGCTAGAAATATTCTAACGGCGATGTTTTTAGAAAGCAATTGTACACACCTAATGTTTATTGATGCCGATATTGAGTGGGAAGATGACGCAATTATTAGAATGCTGGCTATGGATAAAGATATTATCGCAGGAGCATATCCTAAGAAAACTTTACCGATTGACTATGCAATTAATTTAAAGTTTGTTGATGAAGCTCGCAAACAAGTGAGAGTAGAAAACGGTGCTGTAGAAGTACTAGATGCGTCTACAGGATTTTTTATGGTAAAAAGACAAGTTGTCGAAAGAATGATAGAGTCCTATCCAGAACTGTTTTATGTAAATGATAGTTCTATAGATCCAAAATATAATCAATATTGTTACTCTTTCTTCGATACTATCCACGATCCAGATGATAACAGATATTTGTCAGAAGACTACACTTTCTGCAGACGTTGGCAAAAAATTGGCGGAGAAATCTGGTTAGATCCTAATACAAGGCTTAATCACGTAGGCAGTTATACTTTCCAAGGCGATGTTAATAAAATATTTAATTGGAACAGTGAGTAACTATGTTTAAGATTCTTCACTCTGCTGATTGGCATATCAATCTTCATAAGAAAAAAATACCGATAGAGTGGCAAGAAAATCGTTTCAAGCTCATGTTTGAAAAACTGCATGAGCTTGAAAAGTCTTGTGATATTCATATTATAGCAGGAGATGTTTTTGATAGAAAACCTGAACCTGATGAAATATGTTTATTTCTATCTTACATTAATTGTGTGTCTATTCCCACTTTTATTATTCCAGGAAATCATGAAGCAACAAAAAAAGGTAAAACTTTTTTAGAACACTTTAATGAAGACGCAGTTATTACTAACTCTAATGTAAGACTTTTCACTGAAAATAAAAGAGTAAAAGAACCAGACTGGCCTTTTGGTATTCAGTTTTGGCCTTACGGAGAGATGCAACTTGAAAAACTACCTGAGTATGTATCAGGAGATGTACTAGTTGCACATATTAGAGGAGAAGTTCCTCCTCACATTACAGCTGAATATGACTTTGAAAAATTAAGAAAGTGGCATATGATACTGCTTGGAGATATTCATTTTAATCACAGGTATCAAGACTATGGGGCATACTATAGCGGTAGTCCTATAAATACACACTTTGATAGAGATGAAGCTAAAAAATATGGAGTCAACGTACTACACTGTATAGATGATAAAAATTATAGTGTAGAATTTATTGATCTTGCTTTACCTAAACTTCTTAGAAAAACTATTAAAACTAATGAAGAAATGGTTCCTGATAAATATCATCATGCAGTGTATGAAGTCATGGGGTCTATTGATGAGTTATCAAAAATAAAAAACTCAGAGCTACTAGATAAAAAAGTTTCTTACGAACCTTCAGAAGAGTCTAAACTAGACTTAAAAGATCTGACTCTCTATGAAGAACTAAAGCTCTATCTTGAATATTTAAAAGTAGCAGATATTGAAGGTACTCTTAAAGAGTTTAATGATTTAAAGGTGATATAATGTTAGATTTACAACCCATGTTACAACATAATCAAAAAAACCAACCGTACTATTATTTCTTAGAAGCTCCTATCAGACAATGGGATCAGTACAAAAAAGAAGTAGTAGATTTTGCTGTTAACACTTTTAAGAGAGATTTTGACCCAAGCTTTGGTTACAATGTTATGTTAGCTCCAGAAGAGTTTCCTTTAATAGATAAGTTATATGATGATTTTGTACAGATTTGTCATAGAAACTTTACAAATCTGCAATTGGCTCCAAAAAATAAAAAAATTATGTGGGCATATGTACAAAATAAAGAACGATTTAATAGTGTTTGGCATAATCATAAGCACTCTACTACTATTAATGCTGTTTGGTACCCTAGTATTCCAGATCCTACAGGCACTCTTGCGATTAGAGACGGAGAAGGGGTGACTAATATGCCTGTAAAAGAAGGACACATATATTTTTGGCCTTATTGGATGGATCACAAACCAAACCCTCAATTACACTCAAATGAATATAGAGTTAGTATTAATATAGAACTACTAGCGGTTACTAGACCTATCGTTACTCATAATGGAACTTCTACAGGAGTGATGTGGTAATGACAATAACTTTAAAAGAATTAACTTTCTCTAATATGTTTAGTTATGGAGAAAATAATAAAATAAACTTTAATAAAAACAGAATTACTCAGTTAACTGCTCCTAATGGTAGTGGAAAATCTAGTATTGCTTTAATACTACAAGAGGTTTTATTTAATAAAAACATAAAAGGTATTAAAAAAGGAGACATCTTAAACAGATACAGTAAAAATAAGAACTGGGGAGCAACACTGACTTTTTCTAGTTTGGATAAAGAATATACTGTAGAAGTAAAAAGAACTGGAGCATCAACAAAAGTAAAATTACTAGAAGACGGTACTGATCTAAGTGAGCATAAAGTACTAGATACTTATAAAAAAATTAGTGAAATAGTTGGATTAGATTTTGAAGTATTTTCACAGTTAACTTATCAGTCCTCTACAGACTTACTAGAGTTTCTAAAAGCCACAGATACAAATAGAAAAAAGTTTTTAATCAATTTATTTAATCTTGAAAAATATGTGAGTATTGGAGAAGCTATTAAAGTCAAACTTAATGCTTCAGACAGAGAACAACTAAAACTAGAAGGAGAGCTAAAAGGAGTTGATGACTTTCTAGATAGCACTAGTATAGAGGAAGAACAAAAACTAGTAGAAGTTCCTGAAGTAGATAGTAATTTAAGAAATTCTTTGGCTCGGCTTGCAAATGGGCTTTTAGATTATAATAATTTATGTAAAAAGATAGATAAGAATAATTTATTGATTGAAGAGAGAGACTCTTTGTCATTCGATATCTCTCTATCAGAACCAGACTACACAGAGTATGAAAATTTACAAAAAAGAATAAATGATACTCAAACAGAGATTCAATCTATTGATGCTGATATAAAAAAAGCAAATGCAAGTTTAGAAGATTTAGATACAGCAGATACATGCTATGCCTGTGGTCAAGCACTAGATAACACTCATGCTGTTCAAATGAAAGAAAATCTTTGGGCAGATTTAGATGATTTTTCTCAACATAGAAATGTAGCTCGAGAAAAATTATCTGAATTAAAAATTCAGAAAAATCAGATACAAACAGAAATTGACGCATTTGTAATCAATCAAAAATCAGCTGAGAGATTCGAAAATCTTTCGCAGCTAATCGATTTTTCTTTGCAAACAGAGTATCCAGACTATTCTAAGATTGAAAAAGATTTACAAGATATAAAAAACAAATTAGAAGAACAAGAAAAAAATTATAAAACAGCTACAGAACATAATGAACAAGTTAAGATACACAATACTAAAGTAGAAGCTCTAAAAGAGCAAAAAAGACAATTTATAAATAGACAAAAGGTATTGAGTGATGATATACTTTCTTTACAGTCTAAAAATAAACACTTAAATATTCTTAAAAAAGCTTTCAGCACTACAGGAATTGTTGCTTTCAAGTTAGAAAATTTAACAAAAGAACTTGAAGAACAAATCAATTTATATCTAGCAGAATTATCTGACGGCCAGTTTCAAGTCGTATTTAGACTTACAGGAGAAAAACTAAACATTGTTGTAATTAACAATGGAGTCGATACGCCTATTGAGACTGTTTCTGGAGGAGAATTTAGTCGTATTCAAACTTCCATACTACTAGCAATTAGAAAGGTTATGTCCAAACTAGGAGGTAACCATGTAAACCTGTTATTCCTTGATGAAATAACTGGTGTGTTAGATGACGAAGGAAAAGAAAAACTAATAGAAGTACTACAAGAAGAAGAAAATTTAAATGTATTTTTAATATCTCATGATTTTACACATCCTCTAATTGATAAAATTCATGTCAAAAAAGAAAATAATGTAAGTAATGTATAGGGTTTAATTATGATTCAAGTTATAAAAAGAAACGGTAATAAAGAAAACTTAGATATCGAAAAACTACACAAGGTTGTGTTTTTTGCTTGCGAAGGAATTGCTGGAGTATCTGCTAGTGAAGTTGAGATGCATAGTCATATTCAGTTTTATGATGGTATCAAATCATCAGATATTCAAGAAACCTTAATTAAGTCTGCCGCTGATTTAATCAGTGAAGATACTCCTAATTATCAGTATGTTGCAGGCAGGCTTATTACTTATCATTTACGTAAAATGGTGTATGGTCAATATGACCCTATAACTCTAAGAGAGCTTGTAGAAAGAAACGTAGATAGAGGATTCTATGATAGTAGTTTACTTGATTTATACTCTAAGAAAGAATACGAAAACTTAAATAAATACATTAAGCACAAAAGAGATGAGAATTTGACCTACGCTGCTATGGAGCAGTTTAGAGGTAAATATCTAGTACAAAATAGAGTTACAAAAGAAATATACGAAACCCCACAAATGGCCTATATGCTCATAGCTATGACTTTATTTGCAGAGTATGATAAAGATAGCAGACTTAAGTGGGTAAAGGATTATTATGACGCAATCAGTACTTTTGATATCAGCTTACCTACTCCGGTTATGGCAGGGGTTAGAACTCCGCAACGTCAGTTTAGTAGTTGTGTACTTATTGAAACGGATGACTCTCTTGATAGTATTAATGCTACTACCAGTGCTGTTGTTAAATATGTCAGTCAAAAAGCAGGCATTGGCATTGGAGCCGGAAAAATTAGAGCGCTCGGAAGCCCTATCAGAAACGGAGATGCTTACCATACAGGAGTTATTCCATTTTATAAAATGTTCCAAGCTGCTACACGATCCTGCTCTCAAGGAGGTGTGCGAAATGGAGCAGCCACACTGTATTATCCAATTTGGCACTATGAAGTTGAAGATCTCTTGGTGTTAAAAAATAATAAAGGCACAGAAGACAATAGGGTACGTCACATGGATTACGGGGTACAATTTAATAAATTAATGTACGAACGCTTGCTTCAAGGGGGTGATATAACACTTTTCTCGCCAAGTGACGTCCCACACCTATACCGGTCTTTCTTTAACGATCAAGAACTATTTAAGATAGTGTATGAAAAAGCAGAAAAAAATCCCGATATCCGTAAAAAAACTATCAAAGCTATAGATTTATTCTCAGCTTTTATGGAAGAGCGTAAAAATACTGGGCGTATATATTTAATGAACGTAGATCATGCCAATACCCATTCTTCTTTTGATGAAAAGTTAGCTCCCATTCATCAATCTAATCTTTGCTGTGAGATTGATCTTCCTACAAAACCTTTAAATAACTTTAATGATCCAGACGGCGAAATTGCTCTTTGTACTCTATCAGCAATTAATTGGGGTAACATTAAAGAACCAGCTGACTTTGAAAAACCTTGTGAACTTGCAGTTAGAGGATTAGATGCTTTACTTAGTTATCAAAACTATCCTGTACTAGCTGCTGAGATTGCGACTGAAAAAAGAAGGCCTCTTGGAGTTGGGATAATCAACTTAGCGTATTTCTTGGCTAAGAATAATACCACTTATCAAAATCCTGACTTAGAGCTAATTGATGAATATGCAGAAGCTTGGAGTTATTATTTAATTAAAGCGTCTAGCACTTTAGCTAAAGAACAGGGTATGTGTCCTGGATCAGTAGAAACAAAATATGGAAAAGGTATTACTCCTAATCAAACATATAAAAAAGATGTAGATGAATTAGTCCCACATCAAGAACGTATGGATTGGGGCAGTTTAAGAACAGACTTACAACAATATGGTATTAGAAACTCTACTTTAATGGCTCTTATGCCAGCAGAAACATCAGCACAAATATCTAATGCTACAAACGGCATTGAACCGCCTCGTAGTTTTGTAAGTGTAAAACAATCGAAAGACGGAGTTCTAAAACAAGTTATACCTGGTATTCACAAACTAAAAAAGAAGTATGATTTATTGTGGGATCAAAAGTCTCCAGAAGGATACCTAAAGATCATGGCAGTACTACAAAAATATATTGATCAAGGTATTAGTGTTAATACAAGCTATAATCCTCAGTTTTATGAAGATGAAAAAATTCCAATGAGTGAGATGATTCAACACTTGCTAATGTTCTATAAATATGGAGGTAAGCAACTATACTATTTTAATACCTTTGATGGACAAGGAGAAATAGATATTAGTAAACTAAGCGAAAGTCTTCCTTTAGAAGATTTAGGAGATGAAGAAGCTTGTGAAAGCTGTGTGATATAGGTGATGAAATGGCAGTACTAAATACAAAGAAAAACGACCATACAAAAGCAAAAATGTTTTTAGATGAAGAAGAACTAGGTATGCAAAGGTATGATGTCTTAAAATATAGAGCTTTTGATAAGCTGACTGATAAACAACTAGGATTTTTCTGGAGACCAGAAGAAGTAGATATTTTGCGAGATGCTGCAGACTTTAAAGATTTAAGTGAGCATGAGCAACACATATTTACAGCTAACTTAAAAAGACAGATAGTGCTAGACTCTGTACAAGGAAGATCTCCTAATTTAGCATTTTTGCCTGTAGTAACTATTCCAGAATTAGAAACTTGGATAGAGACCTGGGCGTTCTCAGAAACTATTCATTCTAGGTCTTATACACATATTATTAGAAATGTTTATCCTAACCCTTCTAAAGTTTTTGATGAATTAATGGATATCAAAGAGATAGTAGATTGTGCCGATTCTATTTCTAAATACTATGATGAGTTGATTGACGATATAAAGTGGTATGAACTATTTGGTGAGGGTAATCATTTTGTGATGTCTAAAGAGGATGATGACCCTATAGACGGAAAAGTACTATCAGTAAGACAAAAAAACTTTAATAAACAAATTTCTCTTTATGATTTAAAAAAGAGACTATACATGTGCTTAGCTAGTGTAAACATTCTTGAAGGTGTTCGTTTCTACGTAAGTTTTGCTTGCTCTTGGGCTTTTGCAGAGCTTAAGAAAATGGAAGGTAATGCTAAAATTATTAAACTCATTGCAAGAGATGAAAATGTACATCTAGGCAGCACTCAACAAATCTTAAAGCTACTACCACAAGATGATAAAGATTTTGTGAAGATAGCTAAAGAATGTGAACAAGATGTGATAGATATGTTCGTAGAAGCTATTGAACAAGAAAAACAATGGGCAGACTATTTGTTCAAAGATGGTTCTATGATTGGTCTTAATGCGCAACTACTAAAAGACTATATCGAATGGATTGGTAACAAAAGAATGACAGCAATAGGTCTTAGCTCACCCTATTCAGTTCCTCGTGCCAATCCATTACCTTGGACTCAAAAATGGATTAGTGGTGCCGAAGTACAAGTAGCACCACAAGAAACGGAAATCTCAAGCTATGTTATTGGAGGAACAAAACAAGATGTTACCACAGATAGCTTTAAGGGATTTTCACTTTAACAAAGAGAGAAAAAAATGAAGTATTTTGAAAAAGTTTTTCATGCAGTTGTTATTAGTATGTTTATAGGACTAATGTCATCTATTGCAGTAGCATCAGAACCTGTAAAAGTAGGATTTATCTACGTAGGTCCTATTGGAGATTAGCCCAAAGCTACTAAGGAGATATTATGAAAGCAGTAATTTATTCCACACCTACTTGTGGATATTGTAAAATGGCAAAAACTCTTTTAGAAAAAAAGGGTATTGACTATGAAGAGTTTATGGTTGGTACAGATATTACTAAAAATGAACTAATTGAAACCATTGGACAGGATGTTCGATCTGTCCCTCAGATTTTAATTGACAATAAATATGTAGGAGGTTATACTGAATTATCAAAATTTTTAGGATAATATAGTATGGCGAGTAAGAGTAAAATTAAAGGAGGAGCGTATGAAGCAAAAATACGTGACATCCTAACAAAAGAACTTAAAATAGAGTTTAAGCGTATGCCACTCAGCGGTTCAATAGAGTATTTAAAGGGAGACCTTTGGACACCTTTTGATACAGCTGCGTGGCCTTACTGTATAGAGTGTAAACACTATGCAGAGGTAAATTGGAATAATCTACTAACCGCAAAGTCTACTGAACTGTATCAGTTTTGGAAACAAACGTGTAGAGAAGCAGAGGTAATGCAGAAAAAACCTCTGTTAATATATCGTTGGAATCGTTCAAAAGATTTTATTTGTTGGAGCGATGATTTAGAGATAGACCACTATGTATACGTAAATGCTTTTGAACATAAATTTAAGATGGGTCTACTTTCTGATTGGTTAGACCAGTATAAAAAGCTGAATAATATTTGACGTTTGCCTAATCTTGTGTTATTATTAAACATAACATAAAGATGGAGAGTTCTAATGAACGATGTAAAAGGTTGGAATGATCTTGCAGAAATGCAAGAAGATTATAGTAATGGGAATAATCTATTACTTGTAGACGGGAACAATCTAGCGTATCGCTGGATTCAAAGAAGAAACTATGATAGTTTTACTGAAGACTACGTTAAAACTATTGAAAGTTTAGGTAAAAGTTACTCTGCTGGACGTATTATTGTTTGTTTTGATTTTGGAAAAAGTTATTTTCGTTCTGATATGAGTGACGACTACAAGTCAACTCGTAAAAAACCAAAAGAGCCAGAAGAAATTGCAAAGTATGAAGCGTTCTTTGATTGCTTAAATGCTACATACGAAGATTTACCTTTTGAAAAAATGAAGTATAGAGGTATTGAGGCAGACGATCTTATCACATACTTTGTACAAAAATGTGCAGATAGCCACGATCATACATGGATTATTTCATCAGATAGAGATTTATATCAATTGCTAGATAGTAATGTGTCTATCTTTAATATGTTCTCTCGTAGAGAGATTGATGTAGATTATCTTGATGAAAGTCTTGATATTAGTCCTGAGTTATATCTTTTCTCTAGATATATCGAAGGTGATAAATCTGATGCTATTTTTGGAGTAGAGGGTATCGGCCCGAAACGTGCACAGGCACTTGCAAAAGAGTATGAGAGTTTAGATGCGCTCTTAGACGCACTACCCTTAAAAGGTCGTGCTAAGTATATTCATAATCTAAATGATAGTGCAGATCTTCTGAAAAAGAACGAAAAGATGATTAATTTAAAAAACTATAATAAAGAAGCTATTCTTGCTGGTAAAGATGGTGAGGAAGTATGGAAGGAATTAGAAAACTATGTCAACAGTTGATATTAAAATAGAAGTAACAAAAGATGCAGAGTATCTTATTGATAGCCCGACTTTTGCAAATATCAGAAGATGGGAACTTACACAAAACTATCCACATGATGCAGGATTTGATATTCCTGCGTGTTTAAAAGAGATTTCATACCTACAGCCTGGAAAATATGCTTTAATTCCAACAGGAATGAAAGTACAACTGCCAATTGGGTGGGAGTTACAAATTAGACCTCGTAGTGGACTAGCAATTAATAAAGGCATTACAGTGCTAAACACTCCAGGAACTGTAGACTACTCTTACAGAAGTGAAATTAAAGTAATTCTTTATAATGCGAGTATGTCACCGTTTGAAATTAGACCAGGAGATAGGATTGCTCAAGCTTGTATTAGAGAGGTTCCTGTTGTTAATATTGAATATGTAGATCAAATTGCTGAAACAATTGAGCAAGAGATTAAAGATAGTAGCCCAACAGCTACTAAAGATCTAAAAGAAGAAATGGCTGCTAAACTGAACAAAAAGCGAGGCGGGTTCGGATCATCAGGAGTTTAAACTACTGTAACTTGTGGCATACTATTTTTCTGCCTGTAGGAGTGTTAATTACAATAGCAGGCAGTGTGGGATCAGCATCTCGACAATGAATACTATGCCACCTATATCCTTCAAGCCTCTGTTGCTCAACAGTTTCAAAGAACTCTTTATTATCGTGCATAAATAGTACACTTGTTAGTAAAAGTACTGTTACCATTGTAAAACTGATTGCTCCCTACTCTGTATCTAATTGTTAAAACTGTGCTGCTGCCATGTCACTTCTTGTTTGAGTTAGATTTGCTACATCAGTAGAAGCTGAATCTGCTGCGAAAGGAAACTTTTGAATTGTATCAATTCTTGTAGGACTTGGATCAAGACCGCCAGCTATATAACCACTTACTGTTGAAGATGTTCCGGAAGCTCGCTGTGTTCCTTGTGTTAATGTACCGACATCAGTAGCATTGCTTGAAGATGAAAAAGTAAACTTTTCTATGATAGTTGCATCTGCTGATCCTCCAGCTGAATATCCTTTCGTAGTAGCACTAATACCAGCATTAAAGTCAGTTGTTCCTACCAAGTCGCCAACATCAGAGGAATTACCGTCACTAGTATGTGACCATCTTTCAATTATATTGTGCGGTGAAGTTGGGCCTTCAGTTTGTCCGCCTACAGAATAACCAAATTCACGTGAAGACAATCCATATCCTCGATGAGTAGCCTGAGTTATATCAGCAATATCAGTTGCAGTTGTAGCGCTTGAGAATGGAAATTTTTGTATAACATTGATTCGATAAGCTCCTAATGATCCGCCTTCAGGGTGAGCTCCTTCTGAGCCAGGACCGTTTAC